GAATCCTCCCAGCCGCGCCACTTTAAACGACTTCTAAGAAATATCTACTGCGGCTGTAGCTCAGCTGGATAGAGTATCTGGCTTCGAACCAGGTGGTCGCAGGTTCGAATCCTGCCAGCCGCGCCATTTTAAAGGCCTCCAGAGCACTCACTTTTTTAATCTGTCCCACAAATAGCATTCTGTCCCACACTTTTATAAAAGTTCGTCTTTTTACTGTTTTCATTATTCTTCTGTGCCTGTATTTGCGAACAACATTAATTCAGTCTGTGTACACGTTTCAAATGAAAAGCTACTGACTTTTTTTACTATTTCGCCGTTTTCGTATTCAAATAATTGCCGCGCTTGAAACTCTGTAAAAGTAGTCCCGCAATAGATAACTGTTTCTACTTCACCTTCTATGCGTATCAATTTAGTCATGCTAATCACCTATCGCTTGAACGGCAAAACGATCTCAGGTTTAACCCGATAATTCTGCTGTGTTGTTTTCGTATTTGTATGGCCTCGAAGTCTCGCTGCCTCTTCAACTGTTTCCACATCACTTGCTGTTTTCGAGCACAAATCATGCTCAGTAAATTTTATTTCTAATTTTGTTTTATCCAGGGCTTTTTTCATTGCCCGTTGCCAGATCGACTTAAAGCCAGATGTTTTGCCATCCTCTTTTACGTAGGGCTGACCTTGCGAGGTACAGAACAGCCATATAGAGCTTATTTTTAGGTGTTCCGCTCTCCACTCCATAACATCATCTAATAATTCTTTTAGACCCGTAGACGTGCCGTCTTTGTCGTAGAAGGGCATGAATGATGCTTTAGCATTCGCGCTAGATTTGATCTTGTTGCGCTTGCCGAATTTTAAGCCGTCTTCTGTAATGTCAGAAAGTTTGATGCCTAATACCATTGACTGGTCTTTTCCGGTTGCCAATTTGACCGGCACATAAGCCTTCAGCATTGGGTTAGCGATACTTAAAAACTCGTTGAGTTCCCAGTCTTCAATGTACCGGTCCCTTGGTGGTAATGAGAACTTAGATACTTTCTGCTTTAATGGATGCTCAATTATTGGTACGCCCCATTCAAATGCCTTCGTAAAGACGTGGGATAAGACCTCAAGATCAAGGTTCGCCGTTTTTTTGCTGATATCTTTGGCGCACTGCTCTTTGTACTGATATGCCATGAAAGTCTCGTAAGCAGTTACTGGCATATCGCCGTGAACGGCTCTTAATCGCTGGATGCTGGCTGTGTTTGATATCTGTGTGGCCTCAGACTTCTTCGGAACTACTTCAGCTGCATACTTGTCGAATAGCTGGCTCATTGTCATCGGTGTTACGTCTGACTGTATGCGCTTCGCCCACTCGATATACGCGGCCTTTTCAGCCTGACCAAGCGTTTCACCTTTGCCAAGTGTCGGCTCACTCTTGTTATCCCATAAGTGCCTAGCGGATTTGGGCGCACGATAAGTGATGATATACGAACCATTACCGCGCCTCCGAATACGCCAAAGCTTAGGGTAGGGCTCGTTTTTTGAATTACGCGGCGGAGGTGACATTCTTAAGTGCTCCAAAATTTAGTTGATGTTTTTTTTCTGCTGGCTTTGATTCGCCTTCAGAAAACTGAGCGCGAGGAACCCAAAACGAGCCATCGGGCCGAACCTTTACACTATAGCCCATGTGTCCAAGCACTTTTTTTTGTGCAGAGAATCGTTTCTTTCCAGTAATTGTTGCCACTTCATCGGGTGTTAAAAATAGATCACTCATTTTTATTTGTCCTATGATGCATCTTTGTTGTTATCTGTTAATCCCCATAAGTGGGTGACGTCGCTCGGGTTTAAAATTTCTCGGATTGAAAACCAAAATGTTTGACGCCACCCCTTATAGAGACTTCTATCCACAAAGCCCACACTAGGCGGGCTATAAATTGTTGGTGAAGAAATTAGCCAGGCATAACTCGAGACTCTAAGCTAAATCCAGCCGCATTCTTATGACCACCTCCACCGAACTTTGCAGCAATCTCGGAAACATCTAGACCATCCTTTGCTGAGCGTAAGCTAAATTGACGCCCTTTTGGTGTATCCCAGTAGACTGCCGCGAAGGGTTCTGAATCTGACATAATGTGGCCAGCATCCGAGCTGAAGAAACCAGGAGCATTCATAACTGGTACGTCATATCCTCCGATAACAGCTCTATAAGCAGACTTGTCTATAAGACCTCGAATATCCTTGAAGTGCTTTCTCTCAAGCGCCTTACCTTCAGTGCGAAGCTCTTCAAGGTCGGCGATAAGTAAGTGGTGCCATATTTCGAAGTCATAGGGGTGCGAGAATACGCAAGCCATGATTTCGCGAGTTCCATCAAGTTCGAATTTCCAAAGGTCACGATCCTGAATGTGCAGAAAGAGATCTGGCACCGGCATACTAGGAATGAAATACTCCCAGGACATGACTGCACCACTTCTTTCCATGTCAAAATTAGCAGTAACGTTCTTAGGTAGATCTACTAAATCAGCTTCGGCAGACTTATGGTGATCAATAATCAAAATGCTGTTTGCGTTTTCAGACATATCAATTAGCGCATCGCGCTTATATGAAAAGTCCACGATAATTACATCTAGACCAGTAACATCGGGCGGCGTTTCTTGATAGCGGCCTTCAAAGAAGTCTACGTTTTCAGCTCCAAGGCCAATTCTTACGGCTATTGCCGCCCCAAAACCATCTGCGCAGCTACCGTGATAAATACATAATTTTTTCATTTCTAATCTCATAAATTGGTTTAAAAAAAGCGGTACAACAAAACCCGCATAATGGCCTGATCCACATTAAAAAGGAATATCGTCGTCAAAGTCATCTGTGACTGGTGCCATGCCTGGTGGTTCATATGGCTGCTTGTAATTCGTAGGAACTCCGTGTGAAGCTGAACCCCGCTCTGGCGAAGATTGTGCATGTTGCTGCTGCGTCGCTGGTTGTGGAGCTGACTGGGGTTCTGGTGCCTGCTGATGCTGCCCGCCTTGATTTTGATCCGCCTTGCCGTTGAGCATTCGCATTTCGTTGGCAACTATTTCCGTTGTATAGCGATCTTGGCCGCTCTGATCTTGCCATTTACGAGTTTGAAGTCTGCCTTCAACGTAAACTTTTGAGCCTTTTTTTAAATAGTCTTTAGCAATTTCAGCAAGGCGATTAAAAATCACTACACGATGCCATTCAGTTTTAGGTACCATTTGTCCGGTATTCTTATCCTTATAGCTTTCGTCAGTAGCTATATTCAGATTAGTGACTGCTGAGCCTTGCTGAGTCATACGGGCGTCTGGATCCGCACCCAGATTACCGATAAGAATTACTTTGTTTATGCCTCTAGCCATTTGCTTTAGCTCCAGCGCCTTCTAAATTTACCTGTGCGACATATCCTTTTAGATAGTCAGGGTTGTTTGATTGTTTACCTTTGCCTTCAAAGGCGTCTTTTTGACCTTGTTGATATTGGGTTTTTGTATCACCAAATATCTCTTGGAATTTTTCCTCACTAAACATATTCAAACCTTTAAAAAATGCCCGACTACTTAACTGGGCTAACTAACAGCTTGCTCAGTTTTGCGGAAGAAGCGGTACTGAGCGACGCGCTTTTGTTTTTGTTAATGCTTCACGAAGTGTGCCTCTTAAGAAGTCTCGATCTTCTGTATTTAACGAAGATAGCCACCAATTCTTTTCTGCAATTTTGTTTTTCATTTCATTAGAGACCGATTTAAAAAGCTCTATTTGAACTGTTGGTGTTTCAATAGGGTGTAGGTGCTTCAGGTGGTGCGTAGTGCCGAAAGCGAAAGGAAAACCATTAGTGTCAGTTGAGATCTTTCTAGGTGATCTCGCCAATTGAAATATGCGTATACATATCGTAATAATTAAGCCTAGTGACATTAAAAAAATTAGGTTGGTGGGCATTGTCTATTTTCCTTATTGGTTATGCGTTGTTTTCTGATTTTCTGCTACCGACACGATAAATGCGGCATACCTGCTGGCTAGGCTTTCGGCCGTGCCTTAATTGGTCTATATCATCATTACTGGCGACTAATGAGCCAGTAAGAGCGGCGCTCCACACAACACCAATACAAGCAGCCATTGGTAATTGCTTGGCTGCTGCGCGTAAATCTTCTGGACTTACGGTCACTATCTTTTTTACCGAAAGCATGACAGCTAATGCTGTTCTATTTGCTACGCCAAACTTGTGCATTAAATTCTCAACATGACCCTTAACTGTTGTGGGGGATCTATGGATCTCTTGCGCAATCTGCTTATTGGATAAGCCTGTTGAGACGTACGGCGCTATCAATATCTCTACCGGGGTAAGCGTTTGCTGTTGTGCTTTCATGTCGATTGCCTTGTTTGCGTGTACAAGATAAATAATAGAGACTCTATTTAATATAGTCAATAGATTATCTATTAATTGATGAATATATCTTAAAGATATGTGAATAAATAAATTAGAAATAAGGCGGAATTGGGTGGATAGGGTTATTTAATATAATAGATAATATATATGTATAGAGTTGCAATGAGGATAAGAGAAGTAGAGGTGGGTTAATAAGCATATTTAATGCAAGTTATAGAGATATTATAGGTAATAAAAAAACCCGCGCATCGCGGGTTTTGAATCAGCACCGAAGATCTAAAGAAGAGTTATATCTGAGCCGTCTATAGATGCTTTCGCCATTGCGCTATTCGTGACAATTGCCCCAAAAGAATTTGTGCCTCTGTAGGTCGTCTTAATAATAATATGATTACCTTTATCGTAATACACTGTTTTTACATGGTCGTAACTGTCAGGGTTTTTTAGGCTCTTTCTAATGTGCTTTTCAAGCTGTATGTGTGAGCCGCTCCATCCTGAAAATTGATCCTCGATTGTCTTTTGGCGTTTTAGCTTTTGATCGTAAAGGGCTAGCTTCAGCTTAAATTTTTCATTACCAGGGTTCATTTTGACGAGTTGAGCATATCGATCCTGATTTTTCTCGACTTCACTCGCGGGGATTGTCTTTAGCTCGGTCACTAGCTGCTTAGTTTTTGTCTCTATCTCTGCTTTAGCTGTTGGTAGTGCAGGCTTTGTGTTTGCGGGCTTTTCAGGATTAATTAGGTTATACATAAATAGCCCAAAGACTAATAATACGAGTAGACCGCCAACTCCTACAGATTTTGGTATGGGTTCTGCGCACTGAGGGCATGCTTTGGCATTCTTGCTGATGCTAGCGCCACAGGCTTTACACTTTATGAGTTTGGCCATTTCTTTATTTCCTTGAATTGTATTTTTATAGGCCGATTATTTTACCTCTAAATATGAGACATAATGAAAAGTATTAGGGCTGGAATCGAGTAGTAATGCGGAGCGTATACAGGGAATATCTATTGCAATTAATTGCAAAGAATATATATGAGGAGAGGTTACAACTTGTAACTTACAGGCAATAAAAAACCCACTAAAGAGTGGGTTTTAAAATATGTAGATCTAAGCTGCCAAAGGGAGAGAGTTTACTGCTACATTATCTCTTTCTGCTAATTCCTTGGCCTGATTGTATGCCTTAGCTCTTTTGCTTTGCGCATCTCCATCAGCAAGGTCATTTCCGATTTGGGTTAGCATTTCCTCTATGACGCTTACTAGAGGGATGAAATCCATCTCACTAAGATTTAATTTATCTTTTAGTGTGGTGGTGAAAAAATGGCGAAAGCCTTTGGCTTTAAAGCCAACCACTTTACTTGTGTCGTCAGCGTCAACCATTACAGTAAGGAACTCATCTATTCGATCAGAGATAGTAATGACGTCAGCGCTCATATACGTCACACAATCCATTGAAGCAGAATAGACGGCGCGTTGAATGAACTCACTGCCCATCTTAAATCCAAAGGCATTCTGTAGTACATTATTTAAATTTTCCATTACCAAATCCTCTTACTGTATCGTTTATCATAGCCATCAGGTAAGCTTTTATCTCTGTCGTCAGAGAATACCCACTCCCAGCTAATGATTGTCCCTATCCCTTCATCGTCAAATCTAACGTAGACAGCGAAGACTGCGTCAGGTGGTGCTGAAACTCTTCTGGCAACACAAGACATGCTGACAACATACTTATAAACAAATTTTGGGCTTATTATATAAATGTAAATCTCCTCATGGAGATCCCCGTCTACATAAGGCCTATTTATGCCCTGAAATAATGCATGTGAATGCTTAACGCCGCCCCAATGATCAGGGAATGCTTGATCGGCTTCATGGCAGCCGATGTTATTTACTGGCGGCAGGTAGCCGCAAACATTATAAAAATACTCGAATACTTTGTTAGTGCTTCTTGTTTCAGTCAAATTCTTAAGCGCTTCGGTATCGACTTTTAGTAAAACTAAATCAGTTCGATCTTCCGGAGAGAGTCCGTCCGTAAATTTTACTGCTTCGATATCCATTCTTGCCTAGAAACCCGTAAATATTGCTTAATGAGCGCGCATATTAGATTAAAGTTAGCAAGGCTTGCAATATGAATTTGGACTGAAAGTCAGTCAGATATTTCAGCAATCAAATATAAGTTTAGCTATTAGTAATAGTATACATTATACGTAATGCAACTATTAAGACTTTAATCAGGATCACAGATTACGCACACGTAACCTTTGGTTATGAAATAGACCTGTATTTACTTATCTGTATTGCAAGCTAGATCATCAATATACCGCATTAGTTCGACCTTGATTTTCATTAAGTCCATTTCTCTCCGGTGTCGTCTGCTGCTATCAAAAAGTAACTCCTCTACAGTTGTATTCGTATGTTCGGCGTATGAGTCGTATAACTTTAGTGAAATGTCCGGAATGCTGTCAGATTTAGTTTCCATGCGCACAACGGTATTGCGACTGCATTGCATTAGCTTTGCAAGGTCTCTGATTGATAAGCCGGCATATTCTCGTGCCGTCCTGCATCGTTTTGGGATATTCAGCATACAACTATATTGTGAATAATGGTTACGTTCAGTAAGTTAAAATAGGATAAATGGAAATTACTTAGTGAACTGTATCACAAATAAATATGGATGGAATCCGGTTGTAAATTGCCTGAATTTACAAAGTGGCTCCCAATGAGAGCCACTTTTGATTGAAAAATGAACAGTTTAAGGGTGTTTGGCTCTCGATGAGAGCCACTTTGTAAACAAGTGTAAAATGTGTGAAATTTCTGAGTTTTTAACACTTCTTGAGATTAATCCTGTTTACCTCTTAAATGTAATTACTGCTTGATAAATGAGTAGCGCATTTATAACTAAGAAGGATTTTTTATGTTAGACAGTATTTCGAATTGTGTTTTTTCGATGACTTTCAATCGCTTATTGATCTCATTGAGGCCGCTAGATTTACCAACTTCTCTTTTTAGAATAGAAATAATCTCTTGGCTCAGAGGTCTATCATTTAAGTTAGCTTGCTCCTCAAGAGCTTTGCGTAAGTCGTGATCCATGCGGAGTGGATAGGGAATAATTCGATCTTCTTCGTCGTACATTATTATTAATCATTTTATTAATTGGATGGGTAAAAAATGATATATGAATTAAGAGAATATTTTGCGGAGTCCAATAGAGTCACCTTGATGATTTGTTTGGCCGCGTGATGAAGAGGGTTAAATTTGTACTATTTTCAAGTACAAAGAACTTGTTTGGATAGGTGGTAGTGGTAAGCATGAAAACTGTAAGTGATAAAAGCGCCCTAGATAGGGCAAAGGAAGGCGATTTAACGGGAGGAGATATTATTAGCGAAGCTGCGCGCCTTGCTGAGGATGTACCGGTATCTGAGCGTAACGACTTTTACATATATTTAATTGAGGAAATTCAAAGAGTTTTATGTGGATGAATCTGGTTTTGTTTTCCACCCAGTCTTAGCAATCATCTCAAGAGCTCCTGCTGACTTCAGTAATTCTTCAGGTGTCATTGAGCTCGCAATATCTGCCAAGAGATCCGATGCCCCCTCTGATTGCAATTTATTTTTCTTGAAAACCCGCTCACTTACAATATACATGTCCCACAACCAGGGTCGTGTTCGCGAGGGGTCAAAGCCTAATACATCAGCCAATCTTAAATAGGCCCAGTCTGGAATAGCATTAGGAGTTTTTTTGCTAAGCCATGGACTGATTGCTGTTTGCTTAGTACCTAAAAATCCTGCGATATCACTCTGCGTATACCCGCTATCTTTGATCATTCCTCGGATAAAGGCGCTTTCTGATAGTTTTTGCTCTGCTGAAATTTGTTGTGGTCTCTTCATAATCTTATTTTGTGTCTAATTGAAATAATAAACAAAATAGAGAATCTATTTAAAGTTGTTGACAATGACTAAATAGAGACTCTATTATTTCTACATGGAAAAAATTAAACTAGAACACTTTTTACAGAAACACACGCAACAAGAGGCCGCTGAAATAATCGGATGCACTCAAGGAGCGATCCATCAAATGATCCTGAATAAGCGTGATGTTTTCTTTCAGAAAGATGGAAAGGGCAATCTGAAAGCTTATGAGATTAAGTCTATCGCTAAATCGAATAAAAAAAGCCCTCCAAATGGAGTGATTTGCAATAAGTAATCAGGTTAAGGCGGGCTAATTAAATAATTATAAAACTAACAACAGTAAGTGAAGGGTAGAGCTTAGATGAAAGGTGCAAAGAAGTGTACATGGCGATGCGTTCATCCAGTGCAAGCAAATGGCTATATTGCTATGGCTGTGAATGATGAAGACGGGAAGCCTATTCGGTTTGAGCTTCCCGTCGAAGATGCAAAGCAAATCGCTTTGTGCCTTATGGGTTTCCTGCCACCCAGTCTCCTATCTCGTCAGGAATGTTTAAAGTTTCTGGGTCGGTACCACAAGCAGGCCAAAACGAGTGACCGGCCGTGAGATCATCGACAGCTTGTTGAGGGAGTGGGTAGCGTCCGAGAATTTCGTCTTTAAAAAGTATGCAGTATTGAGCTGAGTCATCGAGGGAAATATAAAACACTCCGATTCTAGTTTTGTAGTGCCACATAAAGGTTAAGTCCTTCTATTGGTAGGGTGTTTTTTTTGTGGTGAGAGCAGCGAAGGCATTTAAATAATAAGGCCGTAAGGCCAATAAGGGTTTCTAATAACGTGAATACGCATGAAATGGTTTCGATAGTCAACTCAGTTCACCTGAAGGATGGCTTGTGAGTAGTAAAGCTTACTTTTGGTCACGTGAGATTGGGGTTCACATGAGCCTTAAATCATCTCTTAGGTTCGTCCTAAGGGAATTGGCCGACTGTCACAACCAAGAAACCCATCAATGTAATCCTTCAGTTCTACACATTTCAAAATATACCGGCCTTGACCGTAAAACAGTTCTTAAAAGTATCGAATCTCTGGATGAACTAGATTTACTCAGCACGCAAAAGTCGAATGGCAAGCGCACAAATTACACTCTTAACTTTGCTTTCTTCGATCCGCTAACCAGTATCAAAACCAGTACCGAAGGTGGAACCGGTACCGAAAGCGGAACCGGTACCAATAACGGGACAGGTGCAGTACCAGAAACGGTACCGGTACCAGTCCCAAAAACGGTACCCAAACCTATAACTAAACCTATAAATAACCTAAAAGATATATATATGGACTTAAATCTTTCAGGTTTGTCAGAGAAGTTCGACCCTGAAATTGTCTATGCGTATATCGACTATCGGAAAGAATTAAATCTATCAACCCAGCAAGTCGTTTTTGATGACTTGATGGCTACAGCATCGCAACCGACCTCGGAAAATTTTTGTCCAAATCAAATATTGATCTATGCAATGGGCCGGAAGTGGACAAGCTTAAATTTAAAATGGATTCGAGACGCGGTTAAGCCAGACCCAGATTTATTAACCAAACTGGCACCAAGCGCCACCCAGTCGAGCAATGCTTCAGCAAGTGAGTCAGCCACCTCTAAGTGGCAAGAGTACGGCTTTAAATCATCTGATGACTTTGTGAAGTACAGAGAGCTTAGAATTTTTCTCGGTACACTTGAAAGCGTACCAAGACCAACGGAAACCCAGGTAAAACAAATCACCTCAACACGAGAGCAATTAAGCGCCTTGGCTCCGAAGAAAAGCCAGGAGAAAGCGGCCTAATGAATTCTGTAGATCGCCTTCGAGAAGAAGTTCTCAGCAACAAGGTTTACTCCCAAGCAATAGAAATTGAAGAGCTTAAGGAATATAACGCCCGCCTGCTAGGTGAGAATACCAGGTTAAAAAAACATGCGGCTGGTGAAGTGACAGGAACTTATCAGTCTGAAATGTTTGAACGTATTAAGCGTGACGAGACCATTAAATCCCTCAGAACTCAGTTAGAGCGATCTAGAAAGTCTGCTAAGAAGCTGGCTGCAGGTTTTAGGGCGTTTGAGTCAATGACAGAAGATCGGCTTTAGATGATCCATAGGTTTGAAGTGCCTTGTTCTGACTTTATTGATATCGATCAGGGCAAGCAAGCGATGTGGTCAATCAACAATTTAGAGGCGGGCTTAAGAGCAGGGGCTTTGGTGGATTTCTACACCAGCGAGAATAAAAATGTTCGGTGTCAGGTATTGGAAATCCACTATCGTCACCAGTTCACAAATTTTATTGTATTCCGGTTTAAGTTAAGGAAAAACCAGACCGATGGAGAATTGTCTTCAAGTGCCGGCACCAGCGATAAGCAAAGAGAAACATTGGCTTTGCCTATACACATGATACATGAGTGCGCCAGTGAAGATGATTTGAATCGTAAAAGGGAATTACAAAAACAAGAAGCTGAATACCTTGCTCAAAAGAAATCAAAAGGCCTTCTTAGAAACAAGGCTCAAGTTCACTTTGGGCAGATACAAACAGAGCTAAAAGAGATACATGACCGATTTTTAGAAATTAACCACGGCAAAGAAGGCGTCTAAATGACAAAGCTGAACACCCTAGAAGCAAATAAGACTGAATGGCTAGAAGCTTGGATTATACGAGCCATAATCAAAAAGTTGAGATTAACCGCGTTAACAGAAGATTCTTATCCTGAGCAAAAACTTTGGGTTGAGGTTGTGTGCTCAGCAGTAAGAGACCTTTCTAATGATGCTAAGTCAGTTAGACGTTCTGGCTGGAATTTTATTAACGGTCATGCTGGTGATATTAAGTTTGTATGCGGCTTAGCTGGGCTAGAGGCTGATTATGTACGCCGCATATTAAATTGTGCTCTTGAATATAGTAATCGCATGTTTGACCGGAATCTTAAATTAAGTGCCTAGAGGGTTAAGAATGAGATCAAAGAAGTTAAGAAATTCAGCGAGAGGCGAGAACTGCACTTTGCGAATACTTGGAGTTTGCAGAAATAATACTGAAACCACAGTTCTGTGCCACTTATCTAGCCCAACTGGTGGGATGGGCTTGAAGTCGTCTGACGAGTGCGCTGTCTTTGGTTGTTACGATTGTCATCAGGTACTTGATGGGCACGTGCAGTGTGAAGAGTATAACGCTCGACCAAATTGGTATCAGTTGGAGGCGATCAAGGCAACGCTTCATAGGTGGACTGAGATGCGGCACTTCTGGCCAGTGGGGGCTAAATGAAGATTATCGGCATAGATCCAGATCTACATCTTAACGGTATGGCGACTCTTGAGAATGATCGGTATACGGAATTAAGAACTATTTCGTTTCCAGACCTTTGCACTCTTATGAGCTGCAATATTAACAATCCAGAAGTCTTATTTGTTATCGAGGACGTAAATAAGCATAAGCCTACATTCCCCAGGGGGAAGCATTCACAATCTGTCTATAACAACATTTCTCAAAAGGTCGGGATGGTTAAAGGTATTGGTACGAAGATTGTGGAAATGCTTGAGCACTATCACTGCAATTATGAACTGGTTCCACCGCTAAAGAGCGGAAAGCTAAAGGCTGAGTATTTTGATCGGCTTACTGGTTGGGTTGGCCGCAGCAATCAAGATAATCGAGATGCCGCAATGTTGATATTTAAGTACAAAAAATAGATTTGTATTTTCCCATAAAAGAAGAAGGGCTTAAAAGTGAAGAGAGCAGAGCACAGAGAGGTTGAGCGCATTGTGAATCTTTGGATTGATTACCTTGATAACAACGACTATAACGAGAGGCTGGCCAAAGAAGGCGAAGGGCTTCAAGGGAAGATACATACTTATAAGGGAGACCTACCTCGCTCTGGTTCGTACAAACCTGAAACAATTGCAGAGGTTGCGGAGCGCCTTAAACCTATCACTCGGGATCAGAAAATTGCTCACTGGTTGATAATGAATCTCAAAATAGATGATAGGCTTCTGATCACTCAATGGCAGCAAAAGAAAAAAGAAAACAAACCAAGGTCTGGTAATCTGTGGACTATGAGAGAGGTAGGCTTAACTCACGGAATGAACCTTGAAACCTTCAAAGAGCAGCGAGAAATCGCCTGCTATAAATTACTAATTGCAGCTAAAGCTAGTCCACTTAGTCGATCCCAAGAAGAAATGTCAGCTAATGCTTGAAACTTTTACAGGTAAAAGGTAGTATTTTTTCTAGTTTGGATTTTTGCGCATTGAATGAAATTCAGACACCCTGTATAAAACCTCGGCTTTTTAGTCGGGGTTTTTTTATGCCTGAAATTTGAGGTGCCCTGATGTTAAAAGCTCTTTTAATTCGACAAGAAGAAGATGCTAAGCAAACACTAGGCAACTTCATTCTATATGACGGCACAGATCAAATATTTTCAGCTAAGACGCTTGAGCTCCCTTGGATAGATAATGAACAGTTTATTAGTTGCATTCCTCCTGGGATCTACATTTGCAAGCGGCGTCACTCTGCGCGGTTCGGCCATCATTTTATAGTCTGCGATGTTAAAGGTCGTGAGTTCATTCTCATTCATTGCGGTAACTTCAATCGAGATATTAAGGGCTGCATTGCTCTAGGTCATGACCATTTAGATATTAATCAAGATGGCTATAGAGATGTAACAAGCTCTAGGCAAACCATGAAACGGCTAAATAATGCAGTTGATGAAATCCTTTTTGCCTTAACAATAATTGATAGCACCAGGGTATTTAAATGAAAACTATTCAATTTAGAGTACGTCGCAAATTCGCCAAAGTTTCATTTGTATCAATCCTGCTTACTTTGTTGGCTTGCCTTCTTATTGTTGTGTTTGGTGATAAGAACACGGCAGCCAATTTGAGAGAGGCGGGCATTATCATTGCCCCGATTATTGTTTGTCTAACTTTAAATATCGGCCTTTATATGAAATTGGTGTCTGATGCTGACAATCTTCACAAAACTTAAATTATGGGGCGCTGCTTTTTTCGCCTTCTTTATCGCTATTTGTTCAGCAAGGCATTATCAAAAGAAATCAAAACGCCTTGAGCAGAAGGAAAAAACTAATTCAGCAGTCAGAGACAATCAGTCTGAGCAACTGCAATCAATAAAAGACAATCAATCTAAACATCAGCAGGCAATCAATGATTCAGTCAAAGATGGCTCTTATATTGACTACTTTGATCCTAAGTAGTTGCGCGTCAGAAATAATAGTTTTTGCCCCTGTCGAAATACCCCATAGAACGTATTACCCGAACGTAACGAGAACCGAAATCAAGCAGTGTCCAGAATATGTACGTAAGAGCGTTTATATAAATCTTAAATCCCGTGATCAGTACATTGAAACCTTACTTGATGTGATCGAAATTCATCACGGAAATATTACAGAATGACTCCTGACGACCCTATTGGCTTTATTGTTAGAGAAGTTATCGGCTATGTCGCTGGCGTTGTTCTTGCCATAAGCGTCCTGTTTATGCGGCGTATATTTAAACGCCATGATGACCTTGAAGCCAGGTTAATCGAATTAGAGAAGAACTCAGTTGGTCACCAAGATTTTAGACGCTTAGAAACCCGCCTAGCTTCACTTGAGAAAAACGCCGTAACACATGAAGACTTTAGGCGGCTTGAAACCAAGTTCGACAAGTTAACTGACCGTATAAATCGCTTTCTGGAGAGTAAAAATAGATGAGAAGCAAAATTATTTCCTCATTCATAAACTTAATTGTATTAGCTTTGCTGCTTATAGGCTGTCAGCCAGTATTGGCTAAAGTAAATCCTGTAGCAGATTCAATCGTGCTTGATGTCGAATGCGCCGGGGGCAGAATGGGGCGTGGTAAATGCCCTCAAGGTTATGAGCTTGGGCTAACAGGTACTATTTCACTCGCGCATCTCGATAATGTATCAACATCAAATGAGCATTATATTGAGCATAAAAGAGTTGTAGATTTGGCACTAGGGGGTAGTCCAGAGTATGGGTACGACGCTAAAGATGCCGTTGATATATGGTACAAAACTAACAATCCTGCATATTTAACGTTTGCCATTGAAGGGGCAGATTCATATGTAACGTCAGAAGAGGCGTTGATTGCTGGCGGTAGCGCTGCAAATATCGCAAATGACAGTTATCTGTATGTCGGCCCTAAACTCACTAAAATAGCACTGCTATACGGTATGGCCTATGACCAGCTCACAGCTGGACAGCGTACTCGATGGGCAGCATATGCAGAGCAAGTAATATTTAATGTCTGGAACAATTCCCAAGCGGAATGGGGTGGAAATTCCCATACATGGAGCGGTTGGGCAACGAACAACCCCAATAACAACTATTACTTCTCATTTGCCATGGCTACGTCACTCTGGGCGCTAGCGTCCGGTAATCAGATATGGCTGGATAAAATGAACAACGAAATTATTCCAGCTCTAAATACGGCCTATGCATCTATCGTGGGTGGCGGGTCGATTGAGGGAACGGGCTACGGCGAGGCTCTAAAGAATCTATTTAGGTTATATCACTTTTGGAAAAGTGGAACGAGCGCATCAATAGATCAGGGTCATAATCATACCAAAGAAAGTATTGATTACATGATTCATTTAACTACTCCTGATTTTGCAGCCGTCACACCTATTGGCGATGTTGCACGTAGCTCGTATATGACGATTTTTGACTACGAAACGCAGCTAGTATTATCAGCCGCAGCGTTATACCCAACAAGCCCCGAAGCGGCACGAGCCCGATGGTATGCGGGTAATGTGACGATTCCTTCCGGTGTGGGCTGGAAAGCGAGAGAGTATCTTTATGACACAACGGGAGTATCCACCGCACCAACAGCCTTATCCTACTTTGCTCAGACAACGGGAGTTTATCTTGCACCTAGCTCGTGGACTCCTTCCGCGATGCTCGCAGCATTCAAGGCAGGTGAATTAATCGAGTCTCATGCCCATCAAGATATGGGCTCAGTATCGCTGTATAAATTAGGCTGGTTAACAGTTACGGGCAATAGAGGCTCTAATGGCATTAAACAAAGCACAGACAGGCATAACATTGTTAGATTCGAACGATCTGGCTCTATTCTGCCTCAAGCGCGAGATACGCCATCAGCAATCACACCCTCTGACAACGCAGGGACGCACACCGTCGTCATGGATATGTCTAACCTGTATTCAGACTCAGATATTACACAATGGACTAGAACAGCTGTATTCAACGGTACAACGCTAACCATTGATGATGTAACCGTTACGGACGCAGCAGTCACGCCAATTTTTCAACTTAATACAGATACGTTACCCATACAGACCGGCAATACAATTACTGCAGGCAGTTTGCAAATCCAGATTAATACGCCAGCGTCACCAACAGTCGTTATTGAATCATGGCAGACGGATATTGCTAGTGACTCTAATCAACATTATCGCATCTCGATTTCAGGTGGCGCGAATTTCTCAATTGTATTGAGTGAGGTGTAATTATGTCATTTATCGATTTATTTGATCAGTCTAGTTTAGATGCTCGGTGGACTGGGAGTTCTGCCGCACTAGATGATGCAAATGATCGAGTTGATTTATCGGCAGGAGAGTTAATAGGTGCTGATGGATTAATTGATTCTGCCTCCTGGGATAATCTTGATTTAACATTTGTGGTCGATATGTCGGCACAAAATACACTTAATGTACGGCTTCTAACGAATCAGAACGGTGGTGGCGTTAATCGAGCATTTCTGTATTACGTGACAGATGCAACAGGCTCCGATTGCCTGATGCGATTACGTATGGATATGGCGGCTGGAAGCTTCCCCGATGATTTTATTTCTGTATCCGGTCTAGCATACTCAGGCATTGAAACGTTCAGGGTTACGCGTGTAGCTGGCGTTTGGACGATGTACCATGGTGCTACTCAGGTAGGCTCTTATACGGAAAATGCGACAGATGGAACAGAGTTCGCGTGGCAGTTTGGGGATATATATGTTGACTCTACAAGCGCATATTTACACTCGATAACGCTTGAGCCATCAAGCGAGCCTAATGTAGATCCGCAACTAGATAGCCCACAAGCCGATGTAATAATTCAAGAGGGACAAACAGGTTTTATTCAAGCTGGGGCTAATATCTCAGATGGGAATAACGATCCTTTAACGTTTAGTATTAGCCCTGATATTAGTCTTGTTACTGGTTTTGGTTTCAATACTTCGACAGGCGCTATAAGTCATGACGGCTCATTAATCCAGCGGGCTGTAGGTGTTGAGTATACGATTACGGGTGATGATGGTAACGGTGGCACACCTGCCACAGATGTATTTATTATTACTGTCATTGAGCCTGTGTTTATAATCGACTCAAGCTCAACGTTGACGCCAACGGCTAGTGGTCAGTTAACAGTTAATTTTAGTAATGAACTCGGTGCGATTTCGGCTTCATGTTCAGCAGGCTCATTGGTTGTAGAGTCTCAAGGTGCGGGGCAGGCCGTTCTTACCGTGCCGAATCCGCCATCATTTGGAGATCAAACACTTAATTTTGAGACTGATATCGTTATCACGCTTAGTGATGGAACGAATACCGATACTCTAACAATACAAATTCAAGTAGCATCAGGACATCTATTTGCTCAAATTTCTGAGATTGATGCAAATGGTGATTACGCTAATGACTCTGGCATTGCAGTTGGTGACTATGCGCACTACAAGGATATAACGGGTGACATTGATATTGATCCCGCAACTGGGCTGATCGTAGCAAACCCGTCATCAAACATATCGTATAGTTATTCCATTTATGATGTAACCGATAACACGTGGTCAGATGCGTATCTGACAAACTCTAATACCGCAGAAACTGTAAAGCCTGTTATTACGTTAATTGGCGCTGACCCTCTTGTTTGGGTTCAAGGGTCGACTTGGTCTGACCCTCAAGCGACTGTTACTGACAATGTTGACGCAACGAAGCAAATCGATGCTGATAATGCGCCTGATATCAATGCTGTTGGCCCATATACCCTTAATTACAATGCGACAGATGCAGCGGGTAATACTGCTGTACAGGTTACGAGAGCTGTTAATGTAGTCGCAAGTGATATCACGCCCGCTCAATTCAGCTTTGATGATGTAGCAAATGCTGAGCTTAATACGTTGCATGAGAATATTCAGCAGGTCATAGATGTTGATGCTGGTCAGACAGTAACAGCTGCAAATGGTCTTGTTTCTAATGATAATGGCGCGATCTGGGCCAGCTCTGTGCAAATGGTCACTGGACAAACTTTTGTTAAGGCATCTATTAATACTGGCGACGTAAATAGTATTTTAGAAACCGTCACGGTCATAGTGAATGGGATAAGTGCAGATTTTAACGTTACAACCAAAGCATTGGTTACCCTCTCATTTTCAATTGGCTCAAGTGATCCCGTTGTTGATAGTGCTGGCGCAAACCTAACTTATGTATACCCCGTCTGGGAGTTATGGGACAAAATTCCAGAAGATCAAACGGCGGTAGTGGTTGATAGTGGTGTTAATTTTTCTGTTTCAAACGGCCTAGGCTCAGTTCAAACATCTAACGCTATTACAGCTACAACGTATTACTTCATTGCCCGAGATGCGGGTAATTCACCTGCCAACTATATTAGAACATCAGGCCAAGCAGCATGATCCTGAATCGTAGCTTTACCGGGCAGATAGTTAATGCTGGCTTTCAATATGTTGCCCCGGCTCTAGATCTAACGCCCGACACCATTCAAGGGCAGGCAATCCCTAACGCTCAACTAACTACCGATACAGAATTTGACCCCGTTCAAATCACGGGCATTGATGCTGAAATTACAGCGTCAATTACCGGAGGGCAGTTTCGAGTAAGTGTAGATGGGCAGAACTGGGGTGCTTATTCCTCAGTCGACCAGCCGGTTAATAATAATTATTGGATTCAGGTACAAGCAACCAGCTCAGAAACTCATAGTGATCCTGTAACAGCAACGCTTAGTGCTGGCGGTGAAAGCACTTCGTTTGTTGTTCAAACTTCTGGCGCCATCGGTGTCATTGTTATCCCTGAGACATATCTTTCAGCAAAAAGCGTTGTCACTGTTACCAAAGCTAAGCGTAGCCAAGCGTTTCATGATGGTACCGGCGTGCCGGAAGCGGACCCAAAAGACCCGAATAGTGATGTGTGGTATCAATTTGAATTACTCGGCTTTGAGGAAGATGAAGCTATTCTGACTGCTTCAGTACTGATTGATGGCGTATTGGTTGGAAATGGTCAGGAGCATAATGGCTTAGTGTTTGTCGAGCTTCAATCAGATGGAGTGAACTTAGCTAAAGTAAGACTTAAGGGTGGAAACTTAGGTCAAAAATATAGAGTATCGATACGGTATAGCACGCCATACGTACCAAGTGATGACAGAAGCCAAGACATTACTATTGTGCAGTTATAACCATGCAACTAAGCATCAAGTCAGACCTTAAGAGCCTAACAAAGAAACTTACTAACATAGAAAAGAAACAAATTCCTTTTGCTACTGCCAAAGCTTTGACCGAAACAGGAAAGCTAATTAAACAGGCGGAAATTGAGGAGATGAAAAGTGTCTTTGATCGCCCGACCAACTTCACACTTAATTCGTTATTCCTTAAACGCGCCACTAAGAAGAAGCAAGAGGTCACAGTCTGGCTTAAAGATTGGGCGCATAAAGGGACACCCGCAAGTAAGTATCTATCCCCACAGATTACAGGTGGTGGGCGGAAGCTGAAAGGCTTTGAGGTATTGCTTAATAAGCGGGGAATCCTGCCTAACGGCTATTACACAGTGCCAGGTAAGCGAGCCAAGCTTGATAGGTTTGGAAATATAAGCAAAGGCCAGCTAAATCAAATCCTTTCTTACACTAGGTCTCAGCGCGACAACGCACAGAACACTAAAACTGAGACAGGCAGAAGATCAACAAAGGCTAAGTTCATTGTATTTGAACCAAGAGATGGCATGCCAGGCGGTATCTGGTCAATGAAGTACAAAGGATTACAGCCAGTCCTTATCTTTGTTAAGCGTCCTAAGTTCAGGAAGCGGCTGAAGTATCACAAGATAGCCAAGAAGACTAGAGACAAACACTTCGATAAAGAGTTTGAAAAGGCACTGGTATTCGCTTTGCGCACAGTTAAGTAGATTGCACCAAGATGGTGCCCTTACCTGACTCATATAAGGCTCTGCTTTGTGGTGAGGCTAACGGCTGTCACAGAGCGGCCAGGGTGGGGGTAAAAGGTACTCCTGACGTTTTGGCGTTCAAGGGTAATTCGAACCTCGACCTTTTTCTATATACGGGGCAGTCCGAACCCCGTTTCCGCTTCCGCTTTTAAATTGAGTTAAATGGCAAATCAAAAAGAAGTTGCAGGACATTTAGATTTGTCCGATCGACAAATTAGAAATCTTATGAAAGACGGCGTCCTGCCTAGCGCTAAGGGAAAAGGCGGTCACAGTCTAGACTACTGCAGAAGGGCATATATTGCTTACTTGAGGGCGATGTCAAAGCGCCCCTCAGAAGCGGAAACCGACCCCGAATTTGTTGATCTCGATCAAGAGCGCGCAGGCCTTGTTAAGGCGCAAAGAATTGCACAAGAACTGAAAAACGAAATCATGGAAGGCCGATATATTCCTACCGACTTTGGCCGCGATGTTTTGGCGAAAGTTCTTAACCAGGTAACCGGAATACTTAACGCCTTACCTCTTACTATCAAACGTAAACACCCTCAACTCGAACAACGAATTATTGATTCTGTTAGTGCCGAAATAGTTAAACATTCAAACGAGGCCGCCAAGCTTGACGAATTCATTGATCAGGCAATAGACGATGTTATCAACGAATCAGAGGGGAAAGTTTAAAGCCGCAATTCAAGAGGGCTTAAACGCTTTATATCGACCGCCGCCTATGACCGCGGTAGAGCATGCAGATAAACATTTTTACATGTCTGCTGAGTCATCATACATCGAGGGCAAATGGGAAACGGTCCCATACCAGGTGGCCATTCTTAACTCGATGGGCAACGACGAGATTGACGAGGTTAATTGGGTCAAGTCTGCAAGGGTTGGTTATACGAAGTTACTTGCCGCGGCTATTTGTTATTTCATTGAGCACAAAAAAAGAAATGTCATGGCCTGGCAGCCTGACGATGGGTCGCGAGATGATTTCTCGAAACAGCACATAGACCCGATGATTCGAGATGTTGGGGCAATGAGAAACATCTTTCCCTGGCTAGGGATTAAGCATAAGAACAATACGCTTGACTGTAAGGTTTTTGCCAACCAAAGACAGCTTCATTTAAAAGGCGGGAAAGCTGCTAAGAACTATCGTGAAAAATCGGTTGATGTGACCATTTACGATGAGCTTTCAAAGTTCGATAAAGACGTTGAAAAAGAAGGATCGCCGACATTCATAGGTGATAAGCGCCTAGAGGGCTCGGCGTTTCGAAAATCTATCCGCGGATCCACGCCAACGATTGAAGGCGAATGCCAGATACAAGAAGCGGCCGGTGAAGCATCTCATAACTTCAAACGGTTTATTCCATGCCCGCATTGCGGCGAATTTCAAGTTCTCGTATTTGGATCCAAGGACTTGGGGTACGGTTTGAAGTGGAATGAGTCTCTACCTGAAGAGGATCAGCCTGATTCGGTCTACTACGGGTGTAAGAATAAGGATTGCGCCGCGACTTTCGAATATGCGGATTACCTGGAAGCAGATGTCAAAGGGTACTGGGAAAGTGAGGAGGGGCTAGTAACTTACGATGCCATGACTTTCTATAACTTGGAAGGAGAGAAGGCAAGCACGCCGATATCGGTGGCCTGGTATAACTGGGCAATACATTCTCATTTTTCACCCTGGACCCGAATTATTAAGGATTGGCTAAAAGCCAAACGAACAAGAGAAAAACTTAAGTCTTTCGTTAATACAACACTCGGCGAAACTTGGGTTGAAGAAGAAGGCGAGCAGTTAGAGCACGATGTTTTATATAAACGGCGTGAACATTACCGGGCAGAAATTCCCGTTGATCATTGTGTCTTGACCGCTGCAGTTGATACACAAGACGACCGATTTGAAATTGAAGTAGTTGCTTGGATCAATGGTGAAGAATCATATCGGGTGAGCTATGAACGTTTATACGGCGACCTTTCTAGGTCCGAAATATGGAACCTATTAGCTAAAAGATTAAAGCGACAATTCAAAACACCAAGTGGTTATCTTGTCGACATTAAGCTTTGTCTAATTGATTCAGGTGGTCACTACACTGACGAAGTTTACAAGTTTAGTAAAAAGCATGGGTTGCGCCGATTTGTTCCAATCAAAGGCCACTCTACAGCTGGAAAACCGATCAAAACCTTCCCGCGGGAAAAAAACAAAAACGGTGTTTACCTGACAATGATCGGTACTGACACTGCGAAAGAAATCATCCAAAGCCGATTGCAGATATTCGAACCAGGCGAAGGCTATTGTCACTACCCGGTTTCTGATGATTTTGATGAAACCTATTTCCAGCACCTTACAAACGAAAAGCGAGTTCGAAAACTTGTTAAGGGTAAATGGGTAATTATTTGGGATGCAGGCGGCAGACGAAACGAGCCCTTCGATACTTCCGTTTATAACCTAGCAGCAATACGAATTTGCCAAGAACACTTCGGCATCAACCTTTCTGAATTAGAACACGAACCACTTTATACGGCCACGGCGGACAATGAAGAACCCGCCCGGCGCTCATCCTCTTATTGGAAATAAATTAATGTCTGTAGCCAGTGATCGACTCAAGGCGCTTGAAGGTGCGTATTACCAAGGCGTGACAAACGTTAAGTATACGGATCGTGAAGTGACTTATAGAAGTCTGCGTGAAATGAAATCGCTTATCAACGAATTGAAAAGAGAGATTAGCGGCTCAAGTGGTGCGAATGTGGCCATGCCAAGTTATGACAGAGGGTGCCAATGAGTAAGCGAAACACAATCGATAAGGTAATTTCTTACTTTTCTCCACAAAAAGGGTTGGCGAGAGATCAGGCTCGCTTTAAGTCAGACGCACTTAATGCAAAAAGTGGGTATGACGCTGCCGGGAAGGGCCGACGAAATACATGGTTCCGAGGTTCTGACTCAAGTGCGAACACTGAAACAAGAGCTTCGCTTATTACTTTACGTGGACGCTCTCGTGAGCTGGTTAGAAATAACCCTTACGCACATCGAGCAATTGAAGCAAGAGTTTCAAACGTAGTCGGCGGAGGGATTATTCCAGCAGCAAGATGTGATAACAAAAAACGTCAGGAAAACGCACAACGCTTGATGCAAGCATTTATCCACCAATGTGACGCTGATGGCGTGAATAATCTTTTTGGGCTGCAAGCACTGGCTATTCGAGCTCAATCTGAAGGTGGTGAAGCCCTATTTCTTAGACAATTTGTAAACGACCCAAAGCTTGCGGTTCCTCTTAAGATCCGAGTTCTTGAAGGTGATTTTATAGATCATACGAAAGAGGGGCTTCTTGGAGAAGGTCAAAAGATTGTTCAAGGCGTTCAGTTCGGGTCGGACAATAGCAAGCAAGGTTTATGGCTGCATGACACGCACCCCGGTGAAAGGGGGATGTCATCATTTGCGTCTAAATTCGTTTCTATTGACCAGGTCGCGCATATCTATGAGGTAACTCGCCCCGGACAAGTTCGAGGTATTCCCGCCGGTGTTTCCGCTTTCATGAGAATGAAAGGTCTAGATGACTTTCAAGATGCCAGGATCGAGCAGCAAAAAATTGCTGCTTGCTTGGTTGGCGTCATAAAGGATATGGAAAACGATGGCACGAAGGGTGACGTTTTGCCTGATCGTTTAGAGCCGGGCATGTTTCCACAGCTAGGGTATGGCAAAGACATAACCTTTAATACTCCACCGTCTGTTTCTGGCCATGAAGAATTTGTTTCAACAGAGCAGCATTGCTTCGCTGCCGCTTACGGCATCACATACGAAGCACTGACAGGAAACCTTAAAGGTACAAACTTTACTAGCGGGAAAATGGGATTTGTAGAGTTTGGCCGAAATATTGAGCGGTGGCGATGGAATATGCTGATTCCACAAGGCTTAAAAGTCGTTGAACGTTGGGTTATTGAGGCGGCGGAAATGGCTGGCCATGACATGAGAGGAGTTAGCTATGAATGGACACCTCCGCGTCGAGAAATGATAGATCAAAAAAGTGAAATCCCCGCTCAGATTAAAGCAATTCGTGGCGGCCTTAAATCATGGTCTGAAACCGTTAGAGAAAACGGATATGACCCTGAAGCCTTACGTGCAGAAATTGAGCGAGATAACGCGGCGTTCGATAAGCAAGGCATCGTTTTAGATAGTGATGCTAGAAAAACAACTAACGGCGGCCAATTTCAGATGGAGAACAGCGACGATGAAAAAGAACATGAGAATGATGAAAACAGCGAAGAATAGTATTAGCGGCGGTAGCAGCAAAACAGCCAAGAACAGTATAAGTGGAAGCGGAGAGCTTTTGCTGTATGGCGAAATTGGTGATTGGTGGGATGAGCTAGACGCTGAAAGTGTTGTCCGTCAGTTGGAATTCTTGAATAAAGATGAAATTACGGTCCGCATCCATTCTGGTGGAGGCTTGATTCTAGAAGGTCTGGCCATTTACAACCGGCTAGCCCAATCAACAGCAAGTATTGTCGTATACATAGATGGGTTAGCGGCTTCGATGGCCTCAGTTATTGCTATGGCAGGTGATGTCATTCGCATGCCTTCTAATTCATGGCTGATGATCCATAAACCTTGGAACAACGTTAGTGGTAACGCTGATGATATGAGGCGTATGGCTGACAATTTAGACGGACTTGAAGATAGCACTTTAGGCATCTACATGACTCGGTTTAATCGATCAGAAGATGAACTGAAAGAGATGCTCAGAAATGATACATGGATAAATGCCCAAGATGCCTTAGAAATGGGCTTCATTGACGAAATTACGGATGCGATAGAGGCCGCTGCTTCTATTGATTTAGATAACTTTTCAAACGTTCCTGATGCTATGCGCAAAAGTTTGGCATCAACTCAAAAAGCGGCACAGCCCGCGCAAACGTCCTTAAAGGAAAATATAATCATGACTGAAGAAGAGAAAAAAGCGGCTGCAGCTAAAGCAAAAGCCGTAAAAGATCAGGCAGTAATTGACGCTAAAGCGGTTGCAGATGAAGCTGTTGCTAAAGAACGAACTCGCGCCGCGACCATTCGAGATATTGGGGCAAAAGCCAAGCTAGACGACGAGACAATCAATAACATGGTTGACCGTGGCATTAGTGCAGATTCAGCACGAAGCGAAGCGTTAGACGCTGTTGCAAAACGTGACGCAGAGTTTAACCCAAGCTCTCATATTCGTGTAGAGCATGATATGACAGCAGTTAAGGCTAGCATTACCAATGCCATCCTAAATCGCTCTAATCCATCTCAAATTCAGTTGAGCGCTGGTGGTTCTGACTTCCGTGGCATGACGCTAATGGAGCTGGCCCGTTCAATGATCGAAAGCACCGGTATTTCTGCTCGCGGCTTATCTCCTAATGAGCTTGCCGCTAAAGCGATGCACTCTACTAGTGATTTCCCAGCGATCTTAGCTGATGTTACTAACCAGACTTTGCGTGCTGGCTATGACGCGGCACCAAAAACGTTTATGCCTTTTTGCCGTCAAACGACAGCAACAAACTTCAAGGCTATCTATAGAGCTCAATTAGGCGAAGCGCCAGATCTGGAAACGGTCAATGAAAAAGGTGAATTTAAATACGGCACTTTAGGAGAAGCCCGAGAGAATTACAGCTTGGGGACCAAAGGTAAGATTATTACCTTAACTCGTCAGACCTTAATTAATGATGATATGGATGCATTTACACGCGCTCCTCAAGCGTTTGGTGCGTCTGCTGCTGAAGTAGAAAATAGCACAGTTTGGGGGATCTTAACTGCTAACGGTGTAATGGCTGACAGCAAAGCTCTTTTCCACTCTGCACATAAGAACCTCGGAACGGCTGGTGCATTAAGTGAAGCCACTTTAAGCGAAGCAAGAAAGAAATTCCGCCGCCAAACTGGCATTAATACTACTAGACCTCTAAATCTAGAAGCCAAGTTCTTAATCGTTCCAGCTGCTTTAGAAACCGTTGCACAGAAACTCTTAACGGCTATTACGGCAAATACGACTGGCGACGTGAATATTTTTGCAAACAGCTTAACGCTTATTGTTGAGCCTCGTTTAGATGACGCTAGTGAAACTACTTGGTATTTGGCTGCAGAGCCTACCCGTATAGATACTATCGAATATGCGTACCTTGCTGGTGAAGAGGGTATCTATATCGAAACAGAGCAAGGCTTTGATGTGGATGGTATCAAGATCAAAGCACGTTTAGATTTCGGTGCGGGCGCTATTGATTATCGCGGGCTATTTAAAAACGCTGGGGCTTAACTAAGACCTAGTTAAACAGCAATCAAGAAAAGGAGGCTATTCAGTCTCCTTTTTTATTAGCTATTAAAAATATTTGGAGCAATACCGATGAAAAATTTCATTCAAACCGGCCACACCTTAACCCTTCCAGCCCCTTACGACCTGCTAAGTGGTCAAGGAGCTTTAGTGGGTTCAATCTTTGGGGTTGCTGGTGCTGATTACTTAACTGCCGCTTCTGGTGAGTTTGATCTTTGTGGCGTGTACGACCTTAATAAAAAACTTACTGACACACCCACTCAAGGTGCCAAAGCTTACTGGGATGACACCGCTCGCGAAGTGACTGTTACCGATACAAGTAACACTTTGATCGGCACATTTACTAAGGCTGCAGGCAATGGTGATGCAACAGTAAATGTAAGGCTTACTGGCTCGTTCTAGTGGCGAACTTTGACAAGCTAGTGAGTCAGATGGACGTGACTCTCTTTAATACTTTTTCGGAACAAGTATTGATCGATGAGTCGCTCTATTGGGCCATTTATGAAGAGTCATATCTGAATGGTTATGACGCTGAACATTCTCAGGCAACTCTCGTTGTTTCAGGAGTTGATGGAGAGCAGATTCAATCAGATATGTTTGCGAAAGCACGAGGAAAGACGTTTTTAATATCAAGCGTCCAGCCTGAAGAGTCAGGGTTGACTCGGTTAATTTTGGAGCAGCAGTAATGCACGTTAGACAACAAATCAGGGAAGCAATTAAAACCGTTTTAACGGGTATTAATATTGATTCATCACAAGGGGCGGTGACGGTTTACGCAAATCGTCGTAGAGCTGTACCGGCGGGCAGCTTGCCCGCAATACGAGTGCAAACCCCTTCGGAGAATAGTCAATTTGAAACTATGAGCTCTCTCCAGCGTGAGCCAACGGTATTAATTGAGATCATCACGGAAGATAAAGAAAGCAACTCTGTGACGCCCGACGATTACGCCGAAGAAGTAGAAAAGCTAATGGCTGATCCTGCTGAGCTTAAGCCATTAGTCAGTAGTCACGTTTTAACAAGTACAACCCTTCAAATAGATAGCGAGCACAACATTGAACAAATGACGCTCGCCTATTCCATTGAGTATTTTACAACCCCAGATGCGCCCGAAGTAGCGCTATAGGAGAGGCATGATATGTCAAAGATTAGAGGTCGAGATGGGACGGTAAAGATCGCAGCCGCCACCATTGCTGAAATCCGCGATTGGTCACTTGAGCGAAACGCCGCTACAAGTGACGGAACAACCATAAACGATGAATGGGCTCAAAAGGATGTAGGCATAAAAAGTTGGGGTGGGTCTTTGAATTGTTTTCAGGATGAAGACGACTCAACCGGCCAAGCGGCATTAGAAGTTGGGGAAACGGTAACCTTAAATTTCTATCCTGGTGGTGATAACGCAGGACTGATCGAACGACAGGGAAGCGCAATCGTAACGTCGATTTCTGAAAAAGGCTCAAACGAAGGCTTTGTGGAGCGGTCGTTTACTTTTGAAGGAACTGGACCACTTGCCAAAATTACCATCTCGTAAAGAATAACAGCGTTCTAGGGTAACGTACCCGAAAGCCATTGCCTGATGGTTGTACGGTGTCATTTCAGGCACTTCTTAATTTTAAAATACTCCCAGGCTAAGGATTAATATTATGAGCATTATTGAAAATGCAGTTGCAGACTTTCGTCAAAAAATCACCAACACCCCTTTAAGTATCGAAGTTCCAGAATGGAAAGCAACGATTTATTACAAGAGATCTTGGTCACTTAAAGCGCAAGAGCCTGTTAATCGGTTGACTGATCAAGGCAAAAGAAGCGAGGCCATAGTGCAGGCTTTAATTATTCGCGCCCTTGATGAAGACGGAAATAAAATGTTTAGAAACTCAGATATGACTGAGCTTATGAGCAAAGTGGACCCTGATGTGATTTCTAGAATTATGATTGAAATGAATAAGGATGAAGTTGATCTAGAGGAAGCGGAAAAAAACTAAAAAGCGATGGCGAGCTATATCAGCTTATACAGCTTGCCGAGGCTCTGCACAAATCACTAGACGAAGTATTGCAGTGGCCTAAATCGCACATCATCACCTGGTTCGCCTATTTTAAAATAAAGAGAGAACATGCCAGCTAACTCAAAGATCGTCATCACTGCTGTTGATAAGACAAAAGGGGGGATGACAGGCGTTCAAAAGAACGTCGATGCCGCCCGGAAGTCTGTCGATAGAACAGCAAAATCATTTATCGCAATGAGTAGTGTGGCTTTAGCCGGTTTGGGCGTGCTTTATACAAAGAGCGCTCAAGCTGGTGATCAGTTAGCGAAAACGGCGGATAAGTTAGGCGTTACAACAGAGGCGCTGTCAGCTCTCCAGTATGCAGGCGAGCTAACAGGGGTGTCGATACAAACAACTAATATGGCGCTTCAGCGAATGACGCGCCGATTAGCTGAAGCAGCCCAAGGAACAGGAGAGGCAAAAGGAGCAATAAAAGAGCTTGGTTTAGATGCGAAAACACTAGCGGCACAAAGCCCAGATCAAGCGTTTAGGACAATTTCGGAAGCGATGAAGGGAGTCGATACCCAGTCAGACAAAGTTCGTCTAGCAATGAAGCTGTTTGATAGTGAAGGTGTAGCGCTAGTTAATACAATGACGCTTGGTGCAGATGGTCTCGATAAGATGCGTGCCGAAGCAGACGCGCTTGGCATAACCTTGTCTCGTGTGGATGCTGCCAAGATGGAAGCAGCAAACGATGCCATGTTTAAGGCTGGTCAAGTCGGCACAGCTTTTGGCAATAGAATTACAACAGAGCTTGCACCAATAGTTAGCGGATTAGCTGAGGAATTTCTCGGAGTAGCCAAAGAAGCTGGCGGCTTTGGTGAGATGGCTACGGAGGCCTTGGATTACGTTGTTAAAGGTGTTGGTTTAGCCGCTAATGTAGTTCGCGGTCTACAAGTGGCATGGGATGGCGTCAAATTCGTTGTAGCTGGTGTAACAAGTACCATTGTTTCCGGTATGGCAGCTGCAGACAGAGCAGTTACGTGGCTCTTAAACAAACTCCCTGGCGTTAAAGCTTCTACAAGCATAATGCTTGAAAACTTGGACTCAGCCTTCAAGTCTACTTATGACGGTATTCATAAAGATTTAAAAAGCTCATTAATGAAACCTCTACCATATGATGGTGTAGTTAAATGGGCTAGAGAAGCACAAAGAAAGGCTAATACCGCAGCTGAGAAAGTAGCGGCTGAAAGTGGTAATAGAATTTCAAGTTTTAACCCTGCCACATCTACACTAGGTAGTACTCAAGCCGACAAAGATAAGAATAAGACAAAGCTTGAATCTCTCAGGCAGTCTCTTCTATCTGAAGAGAATGCGGAAATTGAGAGCTTCCTAAGACGGCAAGACATTCTAAATACCGCACAACAAGATAAGTTAATTTCTGAAGAGCGTTATAACGAACTATCTGACCAGCTTGCAACAAAGCACGCGGAAAAACTTACAAGCATTGAGCAGGAAGCGCAAGAGAAACGGCTAGATGCCCAGCGAATGTCTTTGTCTGGGGCTGCGTCTATGTTTGGCAGCATGGCGGAGATTACAGCCGCTTTCGGTGATGAGCAGAGCGCAACTTACAAAGCTCTTTTTGCTATTAGCAAGGCTTTTGCTATTGCTGAATCCATCGTTAAAATTCAACAGGGTATAGCGGCCGCTGCAGCCCTGCCATTTCCCTCAAACATCCCAGCCATGGCGAGTGTTGCAGCTGCTACGGCTAATATCGTTACAACAATTAAAGGAACTGAGCTTCAAGGGATGGCTCACGATGGCATGGCAAGTATTCCTCAAGACGGCACTTGGCTGCTTCAAAAAGGAGAGCGGGTTTTAAATACGCGCCAAAATAAACAATTTGATGAGCTCGTGAAAAACGGGGGCGGAACTGGTGAGGTAAACATAACAAATGTCTTCCAGATTTCACCCGGTAACGGCTCGCTTGAGTCTGAATTGAAGCGTCTAGCACCAGAAATTGAAAGGCTGTCTGAAAGGGCGGTATTAAAGGCAATTTCTCGCGGTGGAAGACTAGCGAAAGCAGTGGGGGCTAGATAATGGCTATTTTTAACTTTCCGTCAATATTCCCACAAACGGAATCATTGAGATATTTATCAAACACTCAGGTTTTTGAATCACCGCTTGATAAGACTGTACAAACCGCTTCTCTTAGTGGTGATCAGTGGTCCCTTTCTCAATCCTTTGTTAACTTGAGCAGAAACAACGGAAGTGACCTAAAAGCTTTTCTTGTATCTCTCAAAGGTCCAAGCGGTAAAGCTTACATAACACCTTATGAAGCGAGAGAGCCGAGAGGAACCGTAAGCGGCTCGCCGGTAGTCAATGGCGCTAGTCAGACCGGTAACAGCTTAGTTACTTCTGGTTGGTCGGTAAGTCAGACAGTTTTGAAAGCGGGTGATTATTTTGAGGTGAATGGCGAATTCAAGATGGTTGTTTCTGATGTTTTATCAAGCGGAACCGGCGCAGCAACTATTCAATTCGAGCCAGCCTTAAGAGCGTCACCACTGAACTCTGAACCTCTTATCACTGACAACCCCAAATGTATTATGAGGCTGGCGAATAACGACCAGGCGCAATGGCAGCTATCTCAAACAAAAAAATACTCTGTGAACCTTGAATGGATAGAGGCCTTTTAATGCCTAGAAATTTGCATGCTGATGTAGTTGCAGAATTGGATAAAGATGACCTTAAATTCATTGCGTTAATTGAGCTGGTTTTTGATGCTGTGACTGTTCGTATGTGTAACCGCTTAGATTCCTTTGCTTACAACTCAGATATTTATACAGGCTTTGGCTCAATTGGCTCAATTGGCAATATTGAGGAAAGTATGGATCTCGACCCCACTAACTGCGAAATCACTTTATCAGGCATAGACTCGGCCACGCTCGCCACTATCGTCAACAACGAGCAACTAAACAGAAAAATATATATCAGGTATGCCCTTATAGATGGAAATAATGAATTGATAGGTGAGCCAATATTGCACTTCGAGGGCTCAATGGAACCCCCGCAAGTTCTTTACGGTAAAACTTCGAGCATCGAGATAAAAGCAACTGATCAGCTTGCAGATTGGGATAGGGAGCAGTCTGAGCGCTTAACGTATGAAGATCAGATCGAGCGCTACCCGAATGACACAGGCTTGCAGTATATGGCGGGGCTGGCGAGCAAAACTATAATTTGGCCAAGTCAGGGGTTTAGAGAGTAATGGGTGTTTTCAATGACTGGGTTTCTGACGGCTTAGGGTCTACGTTTTCAGCCTGGACTGGTAGCGGAAATAAAAACGGCTTAAGCAGTGGTAAAAAACGGACAGTCCAAGAAGCATTTACAGCAAGGCGAGCGGTGTATGGGATACATTTAGTTAAACCAACTATGATTTATGCTCATGCGACAGGTAATCATAACGCAAGGCTTGCGATTCATTACGTGATTGCAAGTCAGCATAGCCAAGAGATCACAAAGATTTATTTTAATGATGAATTGGTCATGGAGTCGAATGGTGAGTTCTTTCTTAATGCATGGCATGGCTTTGATGATGTAGATCCAAGTCTTGCGCCTTATAGAGTGGCAATAATTCGGTTGGGTCAAGAGGGTATTGGATTTAATAACAATTATGAAGGTCCATGGGCGTCTTGGGACAAGCTGGAAGGTCATACGGCTTTTCGTCTTGAACTCAAATATAGTAGCAGTCTATATGCGAACGGAATACCCTCTGTTACGTGTGAAATCAAAGGCCGAAGGCTTTACGATCCGCGCACAACGCTTACGGAATATTCTGACAACTATGCACTTTGCATACTTGACTGGCTGCTAACTGGCATAGAGGTTCCTCAAGCAAGTATTAATATTCAATCGTTTATTGACGCTGCTAATGTATGCGATGAACTGGTGCCAATCGCGGGTGGAGGAACAGAAAAGCGCTTTACTGTTAGTGGGGTGTTAGAGCTGGATAAAACCCCATTAGAAAACTTAGAAACCTTACTCGAAAGCGGCGGCGGGTGGATTTCTTATGTACAAGGGCAGTGGCAAATTACGTTGCCGATTTACACTCTACCTATCCTTGATTTGACCGAATCAGATTTATTGGGAGATATTCGGTTTCAGCCAAAATCTGGTAAAAAAGATCGAGTAAATATAGCTAAAGGTTCATACATTTCCCCCGAGCATGATTGGGAGCGGGTAGATGCGCCGGTTCTTAAGGTGCAAGAATACATTGATAATGACGGTGAAAAACTCGAAAACGCATTTGATTACGATATGGTGTCATCGGGTTATCAAGTTCAGCGTCTAAACAAAATAAAACTTGAACAAAGCCGCTACGGGCTGAGCATAACTGCACCTATCAAATTTAGGGCTTTAAGGGTAACTGTTGGTGACCGCGTTACTTTAAGTATCAAGAATTTTAATTGGGTCAGCAGGGTGTTTCTTGTAATTAGAACTGAAGTCGATTATCAAAACGGCATTAGGTTGACATTGAGAGAGGACGCCCCAGAAATTTATGAATGGGTAGAGGGGGACGCATTAGAAATAGTTTCGCCTGTTGCTCTAAGCCTCCCTGATCATTCAAATATATCAGCCCCAGATAGCGTGAGTGTAACCCAAGAGCTTTATCAAACTAATAATATAAAAGAGGTTAAAGCCAGGGCTTTCATTGATTGGGTTGAGCCTGAAGAATCAAGCTATAAGTATGATGCCCAGATTAAAGAAACCGGTATGACCGAATGGACGCCGCTCGTTTGGCGCTCTCATGGCAAAAGGGTGGTCTTGGATGACGTTAAGCCCGCAAATTATGATATACGGGTGAGGTCAATCAATGATGTTGGTTTTGAGTCTGATTGGCTGCAGATCAATGAAGATATACTTGGAAAGATGACACCGCCACCAGATGTTGACTCTCTCTTTATAGATGGTGGCGTGCTTACTTGGACATACCTGAACCCGCCGCTTGACTTGGATGGTTTTGAAGTTCGCTCCCATGATGGAACAAGGCAAACATGGGCTGACGCCCAGCAACTTCACACCGGTATCGTATCAAGTTCAAGGTTCACTCTACCGACTTCAATTGGTGGTACAAAAACGTTTCTAGTAAAGGCGATTGATACAAGTAGGAATTACAGTAATTTGCCCGCCATTGCTACGGTTGGTCTAGGCGATCCCAGCATTTCAAATGTTGTAATTACTCATGATTACCAAGAGGGGTTATGGCAAGGAGCAATTACAGCCGGCTTGATAAATGGATCAAATGAGATTGAGGCCAACCAGGTTGGAGCATTTTACAACCCTGATGGCAATTCAATTTTTTACAACCAAACTGGTTCAAGCTCTTTTTATGATTCAGAGTTTATGAAGCTAGTCTATGAATTTACATATACTGTCAGCGCTCAAGATAAAGGCTCACAATTAACTTTTGATATCGCAGTTGTAGGGGATAGCTATCAAATTGAGTTTATACCGCCGTCAATTGGCGGAATAACTTACAGTACCTTCCCGGGCTATGTCACTGCAGTAGAAGAGGGTCAGTATAGATTTAGACTGTCTATTCCATCTCAGTTTGGCGCAGTAGTGCCGAAGATTTCTAGTGTTAACCTTAATCTCGATGTTCCTGATATTACTGAGGCAATAGAAAATTTCTCCATTTCAAGTTCAGGCACTCGCCTTCCTCTCACTAAAACGTATCGGGGTATTCGATATGTCACTCTGACCATGCAAACTGATGGGAGTGGCGTGGCATCTTTAAAAGTCGATGATAAAGACGAGAGTCAAGGCCCGCTGGTGTTTGCATATAACACTAGTGGAACCCCTGTTAATACAATAATTGACGCATTTATAAGAGGGTATTAAACATGGCACTACCGGCCGCAAATGTTCTGGGCAATCCAGCCACCATAACAGGAGACTACCAGGCAGCAATTGAAGCGCAAAGGCAGTATTTGGAAGATCTAAGTTTTACAAATATATCCGGGCAAGCTACCGCTAACCAAGTTCCAAGCCTAGAGGATATGAATGGGACTCTTACTGATGAGCAGCTTGGAAAGTCAGCTGTTCTTTCCGGGCATGTTAGGGCTGGGAACACTCAGATAATTGATGGTTTAGCAAGCTCATTAACTGGTTTGGAGGTGACATCTCAATCGGAAGGCTGGTTTGAGGTTGGGCCTACCGGCTCGAATGCAGATGTTATATGGCCTATTCTTGATGCTTTGCCGAATCGTGCAAGAGTTCTAAAGATTGTTGCATATCTTAAGCATGATACGCCAAGTGGTTACAATCATGTGTTTAGTTTATATGTTAAAAAAGGTGAGACAGGGGCAGGAACGCTGATTACTTGGGAGGGAAATGTAGCGTGGCGGGTTGAGGCTGATAATCAAGGCTCATCGTCTGAGAATTTAGAGAATTGGACTAATATAGAAGTGCCATTGAGCAGCAATAAGAGGTTTTATATCTATTGGAGTAACTCGGGCTCTTACGATTCTGCGCATGATTGCAAGATTTATTATCGTGGTTTTATAGAGGATTGATTATTTATTTTAAAAATCTTTGGCAAGCATGGCTTGCTATTCTGACCTCAAGATCATTTTTAGATGCTCTATTGGGTGTGGATCGTTTTGGTAATGCCTTTTGCGCCGGTCATTACAAATTAACGGTATCTGGTCGAGTGGGGTATTTCGCTTACGCAAAAGAAAATCTTTACTGGAATATTCTTCAGTGGATTATTAATAACACTTTTCATCCCCTAGATGGGCCAAATCATTGTTGGAACGCATTTAAGTGGGAGAGCAGCACCGATTATAGGCGCGGCAATGACATAGCCCTTGCGCTACTATCCGTTATTGTGCTGATTGTCTGTTCAATTTTGGCGCCTATTATATGGTTCATAGCTTGCTTTAAGGCGAGGTAAGAAGGTTGCAAGTTGTAACCTGGCCAACTATCTAATGCGCTAAGGTTTTAATTGATTTAAATCTAGATTTCCCGCCAGCACTTAATGGAATGGAAGAGCCGCCATTATATCAGTTTGGTGATTCTACGAGACGACCTCACCCCACCTTAGAAAGAAACTATTTCAGTTGCTCTTAGATATAACCCAATAAATTTTTCTTAGGGAGAGGGAAAATGATTCCCGTCTATGCAAACCATAAATACTGAAATAAAGTTGAATTAATTGCCCGGCATTAAAAACAGCATCCTGAGCAAACGATACCATGCAGATGTAAAAAGTCGCCGCTCCGTTACCTATACACCTATATAAAGCTCTGCAGAAAAGTTTTGATGTCGCGTACACAGTCAAAAAAAGACGTGCTACCCGACATTTATAAAAAAATGATCAAGTAGAGTAATAAATAAGCCTCGCAACGGTCGCCACCGTTCGAGGCTATGAATACCCCTAAATCAACTAGAGGCAATATATGAAGTATAACAAATCAAATTTAGAGGTCAAAGGCAGCATGAACGAGAAAGCCGCAAATCACGTAGGTTACATACTCGCAGTTTCTGTATTAATTGGAGTATCACTATTGGGTACTGCTGCAATTATTGCCGCTTCATAAGTTAAGCTGAAAGCGCTTTAAGGGCGGCATCCTGCAAAAAGCCCGACCTTGTTTTATACTTTTCTTCGCTTCCTACTTCGGCATCGATTTTTTTAATTAGCCTTTCAGGAAGAGTGACATTAATTTTTTTGGAAGTACCGAGATACTTCGAAAGATCAATGTCAATTACAGCCCAGCTCCAGCCTTCATACTCTCCAAGCTTAGAAAGCTGATCCAATGTTGACGCTTTAGGGATATCAACACCATCATCCGCTAAGGCTTCAAGGTGAAAATCAATAGCCTCTTGTGCGTTTTTGACTGCTTCGTCTAGCGTATCACCTGCTGAAAAGCAGCCCTCTATATCAGGCACTACAACGCCATAAGCAGTTGTATCATTTCCTACTTCTATTGCGATTGGGAAAAACATTTATTTATCCTTTGCCCAGATATAGGGCTATGCTCAATAAGCTTAGGGGCTTAAAGCCCCGCATCCTGCTTAATTTTCTTTACTAACCCTAGCCCTAAATCTTTTTTAGGGTGGGGAACTGTGATTACTTTACTGTGATCTTTGTGCTTGAACTGGTGATGACTACCTTTAACTCTTGTGAGTTCCCAGCCATTCTTTTTTAGTAGTTTTATAAGTTCCGAGCTTTTCATTTTGCCTCCCTTGGCTGTGTTATTATAATAACCCCAGTAACCCCTTAAGTCAATATAAAATAACCCTGATAACTCTATACTTGCTGTTTTTATTTGGGGGCCCCTAGGAGTTCATAATAAGCACGGGGGATACGCCAGCGCGCGTTTCGACAGTTTTTGGCTAAAAAGCCCAAGCCACCACCTTGGGGTACTATACTTCTTGCGAGCCCTTTAGCTCTGCGGGATTCACGAAATCAACGAGGTGGTTTGGGTGGTTTGAGATTAGTTCATTTTCATATTATGAGCTAATCCAATAGC